CCGCTGTTGATAATTACATGGGCACGGCGGCACTGACCGAGGCCAACCTTGAGACAGCCATTGTGCAGCTCGAGGGCTTGGGCGACGACCGCGGCGAAACAACCGGCGCGATGGCAACCCATCTGGTGGTGGGACGTGCTCAGCGCATGAAGGCGTTGAAGCTGACCGGCAGCACCTTGGAACCGGAAAGCGCCAACAATGCCGTCAACACCCACACGTCATTGACTCCGCTGGTTCATCCGTTCATCACGGGCAACAAGTGGTTCGTGGTCGATGGGCCGATGGCACAGATGCAAATGCTGTGGTACTGGCGTCTTCAGGCGTCATTCGGTTCGGATGACGACGTGGCGACCACGTTGGTTCGCAGCTATTTCGGACGGATGCGCTACAGCTTCGGCTGGCAGGACTTCCGCTGGGTGGTTGGCAGCAACGCCAGCTAGTTGACTACTGATAAATGAACTTCTATCGCCCTGCCCGATCTTAGGACGGGGCGATTTTGTATCGGTCTAGACAAACGAGGTGATCAAATGCCTTTGAGCAATTTCCCCGGTGGCGTGTCGAGCTTCGGCGTGCCTGTCATGGGCAACGGGTTTTTGCCCCCGACAACCGGCAAATACTTTTTCGTGGACAGCAACACCGGCAGCAACAGCAATGATGGCCGTTCGCCGGATTCTCCGCTCGCTACAATCGATTATGCAATCGGCCTCTGCACGGCCAACAAGGGTGACGTGATTGTCGTCATGCCGGGTCATGCTGAAACCATCAGTGCTGCCGGTGGCATCACTGCCGACGTGGCAGGCATCAGCATCATCGGTTTGGGCCTCGGCAGCAACAAGCCGACGATCAGCTTCAGCGCGACGGCTTCGACCTTCCTCATCAGCGCGGCCAATGTGTACGTCGCCAATCTGCGCGTGACTTCGACCATTGATGAAGTGGTCAAGATGTTCAGCGTCACGGCGGCCTATGTCACGCTCGATAATATCGAGCACTTTGAGACGGCCAGCTGCCAGACCATTCAATTCCTGCTGACTTCAGCGGCGGCGGATTATCTGACGGTGAAGAACTGCTATCACTATCAAGCCAACGCGGCGGGCAGTGCGCAGAAGTGGATCGAGCTGGTGGGCTGCGATAACACGCGCATCCTCGACAACACGTTTATCCTCGCGCTGAACAATGCGGCCACCACAGCGGTTATCAACGCGACGACCGCCGTGGTCAACTGCCAAATCGCCCGCAACATTATTCTTCAGACCGGCGGCACAACACAGGTCAGCGCGATCTTGCTGGCGAGCAGCTCGACCGGCTTCGTGCATGACAACCGTGTGGCGGCTGCGGTCACCACTTTGGCGGGTACTGTGGCGCTGGCTTCGGCCTACGGCGCAGAGAACTACACCCTCAACACGGCCAACAAGTCGGGCATCATCGACCCGGTGGCCGACAGCTAATTGATCGGGTAACTCCAAACCCGCTGAGGCTGCGAGGCGTAAGCGGGTTCGAGTTTGAGAAGAGGAGTTATCGGAACTATGGCAAGCAATCTTGACAAGTGGATTGATGCAGTCGCCAGCGTGACACCGGACACGTCAGCCTATTCCATTGGCGAATCGATTGGTGGGGCACTTACGTTTGACGTGAGCGCAAGCGCATCGGGCGGCGGACTGATCAACAATCTGATCGTGAGTGACAATGACAACGAAGGGGCAGCCGGTGCGCTGTGGCTGTTTAAGGCCGATCTGGCGACGCCCATTGCCGATCAGGCAGCGTTTGCGCCGGTCTTCGCTGATCTGGCGAATCTAATTGACATCATTACCCTGCCCACGTTCACGACCATCAACAGTCTGAAGGTGGCGGTGCTGACGGACATCAATGACAAGTTTCAGGTGACCGGCGGTAAGATTTACGGTTACTTCGTGCCAAGCGGCACACCGACTTATGCGGCGGCTAAGACGCTGCGCTTCCAGCTTGGTATTCTGACGCAGTGAGGTGATTATGACCTTTACCTATACGCCCAGCACGACGCCCACCGATTTGACCAAAGTGCGCTACACCATTCAGGATACGGATTCAACCGTGGCGATGTATACGGACGAAGAGATCAACATGGTGCTGGCGATTGAAGGCACGGTTGGCGCGGCGTCCGTCAGCCTGCTGAAGCGCAAGATCACCGAACTGAGCAACAACCCCAACATGCAGGCCGATTGGCTGCGCGTCGATTGGTCAACCACGCTTGCGGCGCTGAAAGTGGCGCTGGCTGAAGTGAAGACCGAATTCGGTCTGGGCTGGCAGTCCTCCAGCGGCGGCCAGCACAGCTACCGTCCGGATACGCTTCTCAAGGAAGCGCCGGATTATGGTGAAGAGTGAGAATCGTGTTTATCGGAAGACAAACCCCAACATGTGCATTATTTGCACGGGTTGGAATTAAGGTGAAGACGATGGGCGGAAGGGGAAATGATGCCACGCATTAGTGCTCGGACATTGGCGATTGTGCAGCGGAACGTCAACGAGATGCTGACCGATGTGTGCACGATCAAGCGCCAGACGGGCGCGACAGGCACGATGGGCGAACCGCTGAACCAACTGGAATTGATCGCGAGCGACGTGCCGTGCCGGGTGATCCGGGCGAAGACGCCGAATGCGAACAGTCAGGCGGTGATCGGCAGCCAGAAGGCACAGGTGGAGCGCTACCGGTTAATTTGTCCCGTTGACACGGCGTTCCGCGTCGATGATGTGGTGAGCGTCGGCAGCGATGTTTATCAGGTTGTGGATGTGGAAGACAAATTGACGGACGGCGCTTTTGCCGGGGCCGTCATCACGCGGGTGCGAACCTAGGCGCACTTGCCCCCTTCTGAGATACCCCACCCCCTGCCCCTCCCCATAGAACAGGGAGGGGAGAAAGACGGAGAAATGGCGAATCCGAAAGTTGTTCTGGACACCAAGGGTTTACAGCAGTTGAAACGCAAAGAGCCTGAAAAAGTGGCGACGTGGCTGGACGGTTTCGCGGAAGATATGGTGAGCCGGATTAAGCTGAGTTTCAACACGTCGCCGCCGGGACGAACCTACACGCGCGGCGGCGTTTCGCATACGGCGAGCCAAGAAGGCTATCCGCCGAATGTGGACATCGGCACTTTACGGGCCAGCATCCGCTGGGAGCGGGACGGGCAATTCACGCGGAAGATCATGGACGGCGTGGAGTATGGCATCCACCTTGAGGACGGCACGGAACGGATCGCGCCGCGTCCTTTTATGCAGCCGGTGTTCGCCGATGCTCAGAAGCGTATCGGGCAGGACGCCAAAGACAACTTGGGACTGGAAGACGTATGACGGTCAGCGCACAGGAAGCGGCCTACCAGATTTTAAGATCGCGACTCGTGAATGCGTCGCCGCTGTGGGGCGTGCGGGTGCAGCCGGTGGAGATCGCCAGTTCAGGGCTGGCGCGGCCTTATGTGCAGTTCTTCGCCGCGTCCAACATGGCACCGGCCAGCAATCCGTATCACAAAAAGGCGGAGATCGCCATGAGCATCAAGGGCGTGGCGGAAGATATGGCGACGGCGCTGGCGATTCAAGAGGCACTGACGCAGTTGATGGACGACAGCGGCGATCAGGACATTAATCCACGCCTGCCCTATAACGCGAATTGGCGGGTAACGACGGTGACGATTGACCGCGCGATATGGCTGCAAGAACTGGATATGGTGGGGGAAATGGTCTATCACGCGGGACATCAGTATAGAATCACGATGGAAAGGCGATAATTATGGCTGAGAGTAATACAAACGCGGTTTATTTGCGCATGAACAGCGTTAACATCGAATCGCTGTGGAAGCAGATGGACATCAGCAAGGGTGTAGCGGACGTGGATGTGACGGCGGGTTCCGGCACAGCCTACGAAGAACATGCCGCCGGATTGAAATCAGCCAAGGCGAAGCTGACGCTGGCCTATAATGATACACAGGCCGCGACGGATATGGCGGCGATCCACACGGCGACCGAAGTGGTGGCGATTGTTTACGGGCCAGAAGGCAACACGGCTGGCAAACCGTGTGACAGCCGCAGCTGGCTGATCACTGGCATCAGCGGCCCTTCAACCAAGGTCGAGAAAGCGCCGGTTCTGCTGGAGTTTGATCTGGTGGGCACAGGCACGCCGACCAAAGACATCCACAACGGTGACACGTTCTAAGCGCGTTGCACAACTCAATTTATGATGAAGTGGGCGCGCAAGGCGTCCATATTTATTTCAGGGGAAGATCAAGATGAGTGAACTGAAACCGACGTTTGATTTTACGAAGGTCAGTCGACAGTGGTCGAAGGCCATGAGCGCCAGTATCCAGAAGGCGACACGGGCGCAGATCACGCTGCAACGGCCTGCCCCAACTGGCGACGCGGCGGCGATCCAAGCGCATGTTGACAACCAGTTGGCGGCGATTGATGTGATCGAGAACATCAGTGATGAGCAGGCCGAACTGGTGGCGCAAGTACTGAAAAATGTGCCGCGTGAATGGCTGATCGAGGGGGCGCCGGATGAACTGGACTTCAGTAAGATCGCCAGCTTCGACTGGATTCAAGAGGCACGATATGGTGAAATTCTTGAATTATTGACGACCGGCGAAGCGCGAAAACTGCAAGAGGCCAAGATCGCCGCAAAAAACTAGGCAGGGACTATGCTCAGGCGATGATCCTTCCGGGAAGCCTCAGCTTTTATCCGGATGAGATCGAGCGGATCGAAGACGCTCAACTGATTTTAATCGGCATCTCGCCTTCAGACCTTGAGCATATGTCCCAAGAACAACGCTACGATGTTCTTGAAATCAGCAAAGCGCAGCGCGATCCCCGTGGTTATCTAGGTATGAAGCCCTCGCTATGAGGGCTTTTTATTTTGATAAAGAACGCTTCTCAGGTTCCGTAGCAGGCTTGTTTGTCGCCGTCCCGATCCAAACCTTTAGCGGCGGCTTGTTCCGGACTCAGTCCCATTGCAACGGCGGTCGAGCAGTTGTCCGGATGCATAACCGGCTGCTGCACCGGCGCGACGGTCGGAATGACGATGCGTGGAACTGCTGTTGGCTGATCCGGCGGCGCGTAGGTGAAAAACTTGCTATATCCATATTCCTCAAAAGCGGAATGCTCGACCTTGTACCAGTTGGGATTGCCAGCGTCGATTTCTTCACCGACGGCGATCCCACTGACACCTAATGGCAACCCTCCCCCGATCTTCTCTACAACGGAACACGCCGTATTCGGGCAGCTTCGCAGATTGACAGTGCTCTTGGTGTAATAGATTTGCAGGTCAATCGGCGTGAGTTGAATGCCGGGTGTTTGGGTAATGGTGGGAATGATCGTCACGAGGGACATGGGCGTGTCGGTGATGGTGGCTGTCGGGTAAACCGTGCCCGGCGCTGGTGTGATGGTGACGAATCCGCTGCGAACATCGGGGTGGGCGGTATCCGTGGGACGTTCAAGAACAGCCAGCGTGGGCAACACTTCCTGATTCGATTTACCCCCATAGGCCGCAAACATGTAGACAATCAAGAAACCAGCGACGAACACCAAGCATCCCTTCAGGCGCTTCATTATTTGTCTCCTTGTGTGCAATAGTCCTACTAATCCATATTACAACCGTTTTAATCTTTGAACATAAATCTTTCGATATGCGCTTGGTGCGTTACTTATGGGGCGAGACGGTAAGGTTGCTTTGACGTTCAGAAGCACACTTATCGGAAGTCAAATGGCAATCCAAGTCGCGAGTTTATTCGGTGTCCTGACGCTGGACGATAAGCAGTTTCAGCAGAGCATCGATAACGCCCAAAGTGGCCTTAAAACAACCGCTGAGAAGCTCCAAACTTTCGGCGGGAACATGCAAAAGGCGGGCCTGCTGACAATGGCAGCGGCAACGCCGGTTTTAGCGTTTGGCGCGAATGCGGTGCGGTCTGCGGGGGCCAGCCAAGAGGCAGCGGCACAACTGAATGCGGTGCTAACTTCAACGGGCGGGGTGGCCGGTGTCACTGCGGAAGGTGCGCAAGCGCTGGCGACCAATTTACAGAGTGTCACCCGCTTCAGCGATGAAACCGTATTGAGCGGCGAAAACATGCTGCTGACTTTCACCAACATCGGGGCGAAGGGCGGCGTGTTTGACCAAGCGACAGTGACGACGCTGGATATGGCGACGGCCTTAGGACAGGACGTAACCCAAAGCGCGATGCAGTTGGGTAAAGCGTTGAATGATCCCATTAACGGTGTGACAGCCTTACAGCGCGTGGGTGTGACCTTCACCGATTCACAGAAGGCGCAGATCGAAGCGATGGTGAAGTCGGGCGATGTGATGGGCGCACAAACGCTCATCCTGCAAGAACTCCAGCGCGAGTTCGGTGGATCGGCAGTGGCGGCTGGCAAGACCTTCCCCGGTCAACTCGACATCATGACCAACAAGATCGATGATGCTAACGAGAAAATCGGCGGGGCACTGATCCCCGCCCTCTCCAAAGTGACTGAGAAGTTATCCCCGATTATCGATGACGTATCGGCATGGATCGAGAAGAACCCCGATCTGGTGCTGGGCATCGGCGGCGTGGCGGGCGGGGCGTTTGTTTTGGGCGGCGTGCTCAGTGTAGTGGGTACCATCGTCAGTGTGGGCGGCACATTGTTGAGCGGCTTGGGATTGCTGCTGGGCATTCTGAGCGGCCCTGTCGGATTGGTGGTGCTGATCGGTGGATTGGTGGCAGCAGCAGCAGCGGGTTATCCGGGCGGATTGCCGAAATTGTTGAGCGACGCAGCCGAATCGGCGCAAAAGTTGATCAAAATTATTGACTGGACGTTGAACAAGTGGGTTCAAGACCTTGCTGAATCCTTCCACAACTTGGCGATCTATCTAGGCTTGGCAACGGACGCCAGTGGACGCTGGGAAAAAGGCGGCGTCAAGAGCAGCGGCGGCGGTGACTTCAAATATGGCGGCGGTGGTAGCGGCGGCGGTGCACGTGGGTTCCGGGCCAGCGGCGGGCCAGTGATGGCCGGTGGGGCCTACATCGTCGGGGAGCAGGGGCCGGAACTGTTTACCCCCAGCACGAGCGGGAACATCAGCACGGCGCAGCAAACGGCGGGCATGATGGGCGGGATGCACATCGGCGCGGTGAATGTGTACGCCAATAGCTACGCCGAAGGGCAAGCGGCAGCAGCAGGCTTTATGGATAAGGCCAGATCGATGGGGTACAGCTTCGGATGAACATCTTAAAGCGCTTTGGCAGCGGCAGCCAGCTTTACACCTTCCCGACGGATTCACAGGTCAGTTATACGGACAATTTCGCCAGCCTCGTGACGAAGACCATTCGTCTGCCCGGGGTGAACGGCGGGTTTAGCAACCTGGGCACGGGGCCGGGGCTGTCGCCGATCGGGACGGTGCGGGCGGACATCTGGCTGGACTTCGGCGATTACGTGGAAGCTACCGATAAAGTGGCTTCTCTGCGGGCAATGGCGAGTTATGGGCTGATGCCGCTGGTTCGCCCGCCGCTGTACGGCGTGGAG